ACGCCCAACTCAGCTGCCACGATATCCACTGGCGACCAACCCAAATCGGTCGTGGCCTTGGATTGCACCTCAACCTGACCCCTTTGAGCGTAGACCTCGGTGGGTGCGGTCCACGCAACCCGGATGCGTGAGATCACCGAGCCGTCGGCCAGTCGCAGCAACTCTGTAGTGCCCGAGGTGAGCGTTGGTCCCGCCAAAGCCGGTACGTTGAAGGGATCCGGCAGGTTGGACTGCGCGACCACGGCTGCGGGTGTCAGCACCGCTTGTGTGTAAACGCTTTCGCTGTACTCACGAGCTACAACGTAGACCTCATCGTTGTCCTTGATCTCAATTTGCATGATCCGAAAGAGCTTCGCGTTCCATCCCGGGGTGGAGTGCGTGATGGGGACGACATCGCCCACCTCGCAGCGCAAGCCTTCCTGGAAAGCAGAAAATTTCACGATCAAGCCATAGCGGCTCTGATTGAGCGTTAACTGCCCGATGTTTTGAGCCCGGTAGCTGTTGGCTGTGAAAGGCAAATCAATCTTGGCTTCCAGAATCAGACCGTTATCAGTTGCGCGCAGCGCTGTGGACTCCACCATCGCCAGGTCGGGTTGCCACTTCTTGGCTGGGTTGTAAAAGCCAGCGGTGACCCGGTTGTATTTAGCACGCTTGCCGCCCTGGCTGATGACCCAGGAGCCGGTAATATTGCCCTCGGTGAACCCAAAGCTCGAAGCGGTGGTGGCCACATCCAGCACAAGCCGGTACTTGCCGCCGCTAAAGACGAGCATGCCCCGGCACGCTGTGAGCAGCGCCCGCACATTGTCATAGGCGGTCTGGTTCGTATCCACCGTTCCGTCGCAGGCGTAGGCCGCATAGTTCACTTGGGTTAACGTGTGCTGACCGGTCCCCACAGAGGTCAAGTCGATCGCTACACCAGCAAAAGCGTCCGCGATCGTGGTGGCCAGTTGGTAGGTGGTGTCAGTGACCTTGATGGCGTAGTAAGTGGTGCCAGCCACCAGGGGCGCAGGCAAGCTCGCGGTGCTGCTGACCCGGATACCGTCACCGGTGTCGATCGGGATGGGTTGAGAAAAGCTCAGCGCCTCGGTTGCCACATCGACTGCGAATATGTCCGAAAAGCTAGGAGCCGTGATCCGAGTGTCACAAGCGTTTGCGGCAGCCGAAATACTCGTGTCGTCGATAGCGCTGGCTGCAATGCCACGCCCATAAAGGCTGTTGGTCAGATAGTCGCGAATGACGAGCGCCGGGTTATTCGAATACCGGGTCTGGCCGTCTCGTGGGTCGTACAAAGTCCTGCCACGAACGTCGGCTGTGATCGTGGGCAGGCCAGAAAAAGCATTGCGGTCGTACTTGAGCTTGACGTACAAGTAGGCGCAATTGGCAAGCTTGCAGTCGCTGGTCCACTTGGGTACCTCTGAGCTCAGAGCGGCGTCAGCGACTTCGCCGGGCGTACCCAGATGCTTGTTGATCGTCACAAGCCCAGCGAACTTGGCATTTGTGGACAGGACATCGTCCAGGTACACGTTTTCGATGGCGGTCACCGGGCCTTCGCTGAGCACAATCACCACGTGCAGGTACTCGTTACTGGCGCCAGAAACCTCGATAAAGACGCGCGTGCCACCAACCCTGCGGCGACCGTAGAGCACGGGGATCGGATCAACGTTGCTCTGCGAGTTAATCAGAATGCCCTGAGCTTGCGCTGAGGAAACAGCTGACTGCGCGCGCGACGGTGAGTTCGAGCCGACCAGGGACTGAACGGCGAGATTGGCAACACCGCCTGCAACCAGGCCGGTCGCACCGCCGATGAAGTTGGCGGTCGCGATCGATGCGCCCAGAACATCTGCCGCAGCGGCCGTGATCCCTGATTCGATCACCGTGCCCAGCACGGCGTCTGCCACTGCGACGCCCACAACCTCTGAGACCGCCGACCCGACGATGGCACCGATGATGATGCCTGCCATTACCGGGCCTCCACTTGGTGGATCACCTTGGCATACAGGCGCTCCACGTCCTCATAACCCAGATGTTCCAGCAAACGACCGAAGTCTTTGCTGCGTTTGACGTGGTAGTAGATTTTTTGCACGCCCTGCGCTTGAAGTCCCATCTCGGCATACCGAAGGAGCTTGAGCACAACACGTCCGGCGCGCACCTCTGGCGCGGCATAGACGGCACTATTGGCTGCAACCAGTGCGTCCTGGTAGTGGATGTGGGTCTGCACGATAAATACGGCGTAGCCAACGATGACTCCCTCGCGCTTGGCCACGAAGGTGGCCAGTTTCCCGGCGGTATCGAGCTCGCAATAGCGCGTCCAGTCGATGTTCAAACGCGCGAGGTCCTTCTGGCCGACCTCCTCGTATTCACGCTCAGCCAGGCGCTCAAGTTCCTCGATGGCTGTCCCAATAGGAATACGGGCATAGCTATAGAGGGATCGACCAGCCATGACTCCTCCCGTCAAAGCGATCCCCACTTGATCTCGCGGTTGATGTTGGTGACGAACTGAAACCCCCGGTCGCCCGGAAACCAGATTTGCTCTTCCGGGTCGTTGGTGTGCCTGCCTGGCGTGCGCTGGAAATCCACCCACTGCGAACTGGCCGACACGGCAATCGTGCAGGTGCCGTTGTTGGGGTCATCCGAGATCTCCATCGAATCGATCCGACCATCGAACACCAGCAAGGGGTTGCTGATGATCGCTAACCGGTAGTCCAGAAAGGCCTTGTAGATGGCGATACGCCTATCGATGTAGGGTTTAGACAGCGCAATTGAGATCCAGGTCTGATCCACCGCCGAGACTTGCACCGTGACATTGGGGATACTCATGTCGCTCGTCTCTGACAGACCCGAAAACCCCATGAAGTGCCCGTTGGCTGTGTAGGTGTTCGTGCCCCACAGCACATTGATCCAGGCGTCAGTTAAGCGAATCGTCCCATCGTCGAACCAGGCTTCGACCAAGTAGACGGGCTGATTGCTGGACTTGAGGATTTCAGCGATGAAGGCCGCACTTGCACCACGATCCATCGATGTCGCTCCTCAAAACGCCTCGACCATTTGGAGGCTGAAGTTGTAGATCGCTCCGGGCGCCACCACCGACTCCATCGTGTCGGCGCCCAAAGCCACGGTGAATGGGACGTTTCTCAAGGTCATCACAGCCCCATCAGCAGGCACTGCCAGCAGACCAGGCTCAATGGGCACCGTGGCCAGTCCAAAGGCATCGGCACTCACATCGGCCGTGACCATGTAGACCTTGGTTTGTCCGGCAATCCCGATGAAGTCACCCGCCTTGAGCGCGCCGGAAAGCCCGGCAGTCCAGCCGCGCGTGGTGAGACTTCTGCCTTGCTGGTTGGCGCCATTGATCTGGGGTGAGCCGCTTGCTGCGCCCTGTGGGGTGCGGTGAACAGGCAATACAGCCGTGAAGGTGTCCCACTGGCCACGCTGCGCCACGACAAAGGCTTGAATGGGCGCAAACTGCGCGCGGCTCAAGCCCACCCAGTCGGCCGTGATGACCCAGCGCTGCGCCCCATTGGTGCGGGTGCTGCGGCGAAGATTGTGGGCAACCGAGACGCGCGTGGGCTGATACGACTGGATCTTGACCGCGCTGGGCGCAGGCGTTTGAGGAAAGGTGCCACTCATGACGCCTTACCCCGTAATCCCGTAGCGGCCGCGCATATTGAGCGCCTGATTGACGATCCCAACCACCACCGCCTTGTTCTGCACCATGGCCGTCTGGAAGCTGCGTGCATCCATGGCATTGACGGAGAAGTTGATATTGATCGGCCCCTGGTTGCCTGCCGAGGCGCTTGCTGCGACGGGTTGAGCGCCATTAGGAAGGACAGTGCCAGCCGCATTGGGCACGAACCACTCGGGGCCCTGCTCACCAACCACATAAGGCTGCCCCGCACTGACCGGTCCGCCGCTGGCGCGAAACAGATTCGAGAAGAAGGTGCCAGCGCCGGAGAACAAGCCTGAGAAAGACATGCCGCTGGTGGCTTGCGCCAGGGGCTTCATGATGCTGTTCTGGATCTGGATCCGGATCAGGTCGGCGATGATGGAATCCGCAAGGCTTCGGAAGTCGAGCTTGCCGGTGCGAACGAAGCCCACCAGAGCGTCTTCCATGCTCTTGAACGCATTGGAGAAGAGCCGCTCGGATTGCGCAGCCGCATTCGTCACCGAGTCCAAGTAGCCATTGATCGCCTTCTTGGCCCCGGTCTCCCACGAACGCTCGGCTTCATAGCGTTCGTTGATGGCGCGAACCATGACTGCGGTGGAACGAACGGCTTCGTCGCGCAGGCGCTGCTGGGTTTCCACAGACATCTTCATGCCCGACTGCTCAAACTCCCAGATCTGCTGCTCTACAGCCAGGAAGTTCTTGCGGGCAACGGTGGCGATCTCCTGCTCGCGAGCGGTTCGTCCAATCAATGTGGTCTGAAACTGGTACTGATCGTTGACCAGGTCCATACTGTGGGCAAAGGCAAGGACACGCTTGTCATCGTCGAACTTTTGCTGTGCGGCCCAGCGCGCATTGATGGCCTGCACCATGACCTGGTTGGACCGCTCAGCCTCCGAGCGAAGTTGCTGCTGAGCCTCGATCGAGAGCTTGGAGCCGCTTTTTTCGGCATCCCAAATCTGTTGCTCCACCGCAAGGGTGCTGCGCCGAGTGGCGTTGGCGATCTCCTGCTCCTTGGCGTTCATACCAATGAGCGAGATCTGAAATCGATACTGATCGTTGACCTGATCCAAGCCGCGCACAAAGGCGTCGATGCGCTTGCTTTCATCGACCGTCTGGATCTGTGAGACGACGCTCGTGACCTTGGCCATGTCGCCGAGCCGGCCTTCTTTCTCGGCCAGCAGTCGGCCCTTTTCGATCAGTCCCTCGTACTTGCCCAACTTGTCTCGGATGAGATCGACATTGAGGGAATTTAGGTAGGATTCAAACGGGCTGGTCTTGCCCTCGCGCTGGTCAGGGATTTCGAAGGTCTGCCGGGCCTTGGGGGGTTCGAGCTTTTTGAGGCCAGCATCGCGCTGTGCGAACTGCTCCTCGAGCTTGGTGAGAAAAAGCGGCGCATTCCAGATCCGCGCCATGTCCTCGTTAAAAGACTCGGCATGCGAGCGCATGTCGGCGGTGAGTTTGGCAAAGCGGCGACGGACCGGGTCGAGCGAGCGTTCGCTCAGCATCTCCTGACCCAGACCGCTCGTGAACTCGGCCATGGAGACGATGTCGGCCGCCACCGCTGCGATCGCGTTGCCGACGATACGAATCACCCGGATCACCGCATCGAAGACATCCACCAAAGCGGCCACAAATCGCGCCGCGTTCCGTGCCCAGGACTCGATAACGTTGTCCTGTTGCATTTGCTTGGCCTGCTCGTTGAGCCGCTGGGTCATGCTGCCCGCGTTGAGGAGCGCGTCGGTGAAATCCACCATCGCAGGCAGCACCCCTGCGGCAATGGTGGTGTAGAGAGACTTCTTGCGGCCCTCAAGACGGATCAGATTTTTCTCGTAAGCGTCAGCTTCGGCCGCCATCTGGCTCGTGACCCGGGCATTGAGTTCTCCGATCTCGGCCAGGTCCTGCATGAAAGGCAGCAACTCTGCGCCGCGTTTACCCAGCAGCAGTTGGGC